GATTGTTGGTCTATGACCTAGATCACTTGCAACTTTAACTATTTCAGGTAAGTGTTTATGTAAAGTAGGTTCGCCACCTATAAATCTAAATTCTGTTGGTTTTGTAAATCGTTTTATAAAGTCTATAACTTTTTCTTTTGGTAAATCAGGATAGTGTCTAAAAGGCAAATAACAATTTGCACATTCCATATTACATCTATGAACAATATCGCAATAGATATTTTTAAAAGGACTATTTTCTGGTTCGTAAGTTATCATAATAAATCACCTTGTTCATACATTTGTTTTATCGTGTTGTAGTCATTGTATTTATCTTTTAAACTAATACTTAAAATTATTCTATCACTATTACAATTTGTTGCTATGCCATGTATCGCTCTTGTATTTAAGCAAAATGAGTTTGTTGTATTATGACTTTCAATTACTTTTGTTTTAGGATAACTTTGTGCTTTTGTTTTTACTCTCTTGCCATCAACCCATAATTTAGACTCTTCATTTTGTCCTTGATCTTCATAAAAACTTAATGTGTTTCTAACATCAACTATAATAGGAATATTAATTGCAACATTTCTGCTATCTGTATGTGGCATAGCCTCACCATTTGCAAGTATCTTAAAAAACTTAAAATTTTCTATAATGTCTTCTTTAAATGTTTTAGATATATCACTTATAACTTTTTCGTTTGTAGATATTGTAGAAGCGTGTAATGCTGTTAGAGAATCGCCACCATACTCAACCCATTTGTTAAAGTAGTTCTTGTATAGTGTTCTTAAATCGTTTGTAAATTTATTTAACTCAATAATCTCAAAAATATAATTCATATAGTTATTTATCTTATATATAAGGTATGATTAATTTTATGCCGATTGATATGAATATTGTTTTAGATAAACAAGAAGTCATAGACAATTTTGAAAAGACAGAAGACTATTGGTATTGGTCATTTGAAAAACTTACACACGCAAAGAATGGTAAGTATGGTAAAAATGACTTTACAGATAGAGCAAGAAAGAAGTATCCTAAACTTATAGAATACATCTCTCATTTACCTTACACACATATTAGTAATGTGAAGATAAACTATCAGACAGCTGCTGTAAAAGCACACATAGATTTTCAACCTGAAAATCAACATGAGGCAAGAATGGCAAAAAAGAAGTTTGATCCTAATGAAGGTATTGATCTATACAAAGATAGTTTAAATTATGAACCTTGTGGATATAGAATAGTCGTAAGAGGCAGTAATGACGCATTGAAACTACATATAAATGACGAGATCAAAACTTGTCTAATGCCAGATGATACGCCTATCTATGTAATAAATCACACAAGTGCCTTACATTCTGTTGATAGAGATGAGGGCAGAATCAATGTATATGTATCAGGTTTTATTGATAGAGAAAAACATATGAATATACTTGATAGAAGTATGAAGAAATATAAGAATTACATTTTATAATCGGTATAAATAGTATAATGGCAGCTAGAGCAAATTACATAATAGATCAAGGAACAAATTTCAGTTCAACCGTAACCGTAAAAGATAGTCAGGGAAACCCCTTAAATCTTACAGACTATACGGCAACTGCAAATATGGCACTTGGTCATGCGTCAACACGAACAAGAACAGCGTTGACTATTGAGTTTGCCTCTGATAGATCAACAGGCAATGTAAGTATGTCTTTAACAGCTGCACAAACAGCATTGCTTGAAGCACCTGCAAGATATGTCTATGATTTAGATATAACTGATGGTTCAGGAACGGTAACTAGAATAATTGAAGGTCTAATGACGATTAGACCTAATGTATAATAAGGAGAAAATAATATATGAGTAGTGAAGCAATCAACTCAACAACACCAGCAACAAAACCTGCTGAAGAACAAGTATTTACAATCGAAGGTAAAGATTACAAAAGATCAGAATTAAATCCTAAAACTTTTAATTCTATCGTAATCAGACAAGATTTACAAGCAACAAAAATTAAACTAACTTTAGAGTTAGAAAAAGTTGCTGTTCTTCAAGCACATTATGATGGTGTTATTGCTAAAGAATTAGGTATTGATCTTAAAAAAGAGGCACCTAAAGCTGACGCAAACGCAAGTAAATAACGATTTGATTTAACTCCTTGTTATTATAAATATTGTAATATAACGATATTAGGGTAGCAATGGCAGTCAATGATGTAGAAGCAACATATACAACAGGTAATAATACTACAGCTGTTGTAGATAACAATACAAATAATCAAACGGGACCTCAAAATGTTTCCGTGACTACACCATCTATTACCCAAATACAAAGTAATGTTAATAAACTAACACAATTAAGCGATGTAAATGCAAGCACATTGCTTGATGGTGCTATAATTCAATATGATGATACAACAAAAAAATTCGTAACCAGAAACGATATTATAACTGAAAGTGGTAACTTAATACTAAACGGCGGCACATTTTAATAGGGAGAGAAAATGGCAACAATAATAAAGATTAAAAGAACCACAGGCGCAACGGCACCTTCGGGTCTTAACCAAGGGGAACTTGCGTATGTTTATGATACTGGATCCTCTTCAACTGGTGCTGGTGGATCGGGATTACGATTATATATAGGTGATCCAACATCAACATCTAATTCAGCAATACAAATTGGTGGTCAATATTTTACACAATTAATAGATCACGCACACGGCACACTAACAGCTTCATCTGCAATAATTGTAGATAGTAATAAAGCAATAGATGAATTACTAATAGGTAATAATTCAACTGCTGGTGGCGCAATCAAATTTAACGAAGGCACAGATAACGGCTCAAATTTCATAGCACTTAAAGCTCCCAATAGTGTAGGAACTTCAGTCACATTTACTCTTCCAAGTGCCGATGGTTCAAGTGGTCATATATTAACGACAGATGGTTCTGGTAATCTATCGTTTGCTGCTCCAGCGTCAAGTTCATTTACATTAGCAGCTGACTCGGGATCAGACGATACATTTAACACAGGCGAAACACTAACAATCGCAGGTGACACAGGAATTACAACAACCGTATCTAACAATCAGATTTCAATTGATTTAGATGATACGGCAGTAACCCCAGGCAGTTATGGTTCTGCAACTGCAATACCTACATTTACGGTTGATCAACAAGGTCGTTTAACGGCTGCAGGCACAGCGTCAATAACAACTACTTTAGATATTGCTGCTGACTCGGGATCAGACGATGGTGTTGTATTAGGCACAGACACATTAACATTTACTGGCGGAACTGGTATTGATACTTCGGTATCAGGCGACACGGTTACATTTGCTATCGACTCAACGGTGGTAACTCTAACTGGCACACAGACTTTAACAAATAAAACATTAACAACACCAACACTTACAACACCTAGAATTGCTGATGAAGGTTCAATCAATGACGCAAACGGCAATGAGTATATCAAGTTTCAACAAACTGCTAGTGCTGTAAATAGTTTAGAGGTCACAAACTCTGCTACAGGTAATGGTGCGAAGTTATCTACACAAGGTGATGACGCAAATATTGATTTAATTTTAGACCCTAAAGGTTCAGGCGTTGTAGATGTTAATTCAAGTAGAATATCTAACTTAACAGATCCGACACAAGACCAAGACGCAGCTACTAAATCATATGTAGATAATGTAGTCAATGGTTTAGATGTAAAAGAATCTGTTCAAGTAGCAACAACTGCTAATCTGGCTTCAACATATAATAATGGTGCAGGCACATTAACTGCAAGTTCAAATGGTGCATTATCAATTGATGGCGTAACCGTTTCAACAAATGATAGAGTATTAGTTAAAAATCAAACAGATACAAAACAAAATGGTATCTATGTGGTTACTGCAACTGGTGATGGTTCAAACCCATTTGTATTAACTAGATCAGGTGACGCTGACGCAGCTTCTGAAATCACAGGCGGAACATTTACTTTCGTTGAACAAGGAACTGCAAATAGTGAGAATGGTTTTGTATTTACACACGATGGCACACCAACACTAGGAACAACTGCAATTACGGTTACACAATTCTCTGGTGCAGGTCAAATAACTGCAGGTGCTGCTCTAACTAAAACAGGTAATCAATTAGATGTTGCTGTTGATGATTCAACTATTGAGGTATCTTCAGACGCCTTACAGATTAAGACAACTTATCCTGGTCAAGCGTCAATCACTACATTAGGAACAATTACAACTGGTGTATGGAATGGGACTGCAATTGCAGCTACTTCAGGAGGCACAGGATTAACAAGTTATACAACTGGTGATATAATTCATGCAAGTGGGGCAAATACATTAGCTGCATTATCACTTGGTGCAAATGGCAAAATTTTACAATCAGACGGTAGTAATGTTACCTACGGCGATATAGACGGCGGAACTTACTAATCGTTATATAGAGAGATAATATGGCGACGGTAATTAAGATTAAAACAGGAACGGCTACACCTACAACTAGCGATATTACAGATAGAGAAGTCGCAATTGATAAAACGGCACAAAAGTTTTATATTAATGATGGCGGCACTATTAAAGAGATCGCAGGTGCAGCTGCTCAAGGTAATGCATTTGCTAACATCGCTGTATCAGGACAAGATACGGTAGAGGCAGATACAACAACTGATACACTTACTATCGTAGGCACAGGATTAAACTCAATTTCAACAGACGCTTCAACTGATACTTTGACTATTGGCACATCTCGTGGTATTAATTTTACTAAAAGAGATGGGACTGCAACATTTATAGACCCAAGTTCAAATGCGTCAACACTAGGAACAACTATTAATACTTTATTTGTTCCTTTTACATTAAGGGATGGGACTGATAAAGAGACCCTATTATTACAATAATGGCAGATAAAATACCTCTAAAAGGCATATTTAATGGATCAGGTGATCCAACAGGTCTTGCAGAATTTACAACTTCAGATACAATAGGATTTGCTGATGGTGGAACAGGTCTCTCAGCATTAGGAACTGCTGGTCAGGTTATTAAAGTTAATTCTGGTGCAAGTGCTTTAGAGTTTGGTAATGTTGCTGATGTAATTAACCTTGATGGTGCAAACGATCTAACTTCGGTCACATTAGAATTAACAGATATATTTTTAGTTTCAGATAACGGAACTGAAGGTAAGGCAACTCTAGGACAATTAAATACTTTAATTGCAGGTTCTACAATTGCTCTTACAAACAAGACAATAGATTTAGCAAACAATACGGTTACGGGTTCTCTATCAGAATTTAATAGTGCTTTACAAGGCGATAGTTTTGTTTCTCTAACAGGATCAGAAACACTTACAAACAAGACACTTACAAGTCCTACGATTGCTACACCTGCTATTACAGGTGATTCTACAACAACTGGTAATATTATATTTGAAGGTGCAACTGCTGACGATTTTGAAACAACACTTACGGTTACAGATCCTACAGCAGATAGAACGATTACTTTACCTAACGCAACTGATACCCTAGTCGGTAAAGCAACAACTGATACACTTACAAATAAAACGGTCAACTTATCTAATAACACATTATCAGGAACAACTGCTCAATTTAATACTGCATTATCAGATGATGATTTTGCAACATTAACAAATAGTGTTACCCTAACAAATAAAACACTAACAACTCCTGTAATAGAAGAAATAGACTCAAGTGGTAATATTACTTTAGACGCTGATGGTGATATTAATTTAGACGCTGACGGTGGTAATATTTACTTTAAAGATCAAGGTGCTTCAATCCTTTCATTTAATAATGTATCTCAGGATGTTGTTTTAAAAAGTGAAGTAAATGATAAAGACTTTATAATTCAAGGTGTAGATAATGGTTCTGCTATTACAGCATTAACTTTAGATATGTCTGAAGCAGGTAATGCTACATTTAATGGCACGGTAACTGCAAACGCAGGTGTTATAGTAGATAACATCACAATTGATGGCACAGAAATAGATTTAAGTTCAGGCGATTTAACTTTAGATGTTGCAGGTGATATATTCTTAAATGCTGATGGCGGTAATTGGATATTTGCAGATGGTTCTTCTTCAGTAGCAGATTTTAAAAATAATTCAAATGATTTAGAATTAAGAATACTTAACCAAGATAAAGATTTTAAAATTATAGGTGATGATGGTGGTTCTGAAATAACAGCATTTAGTTTAGATATGTCGGATGCTGGTGCAGCCACATTTAATGGTGCTGTTGCAATCGGTGGTAACGCAACGATCACAGGTAATCTAACCGTTAACGGAACAACAACTACACTCAATACAACTAACTCAACTATTACAGATAGATTAATAGAATTAGGCACAGGCACAACAGGCACTCCAGGTAATGATATGGGTATCGTTATGGAAAGAGGCGATAGTGCAAATGCCTTTATGGGATTTGATGAATCAACTGATAAGTTTATCGTAGGAACAGGAACATTTACAGGCGCTTCAACTGGTAATCTAACAATTACAACAGGCACATTAGTCGCAAATGTTGAAGGTAATATTACTGGTGACTTAACTGGTAATGCTGATACAGCAACTGCATTAGAAACTGCTAGAACAATTGCAGGCCAGTCTTTTGATGGGACTGCAAACATAACAATTGCGTCAACTGATTTATCTAACACAGCAAATATTGCTTTACTAGACGCAACACAAACATTATTAAACAAGACATTAACATCGCCAACAATTAATACTGCAACTATAAGTCTAGGCGCTGACCTAACTATGGGTTCAAACGACATTGTATTTGAAGGCGCAACTGCTGATGACTTTGAAACAACCCTAACGGTTGTTGATCCTACAGCAGATAGAACAATCTCATTACCAAATGCAACCGACACACTTGTAGGTAAGGCAACAACTGATACATTAACTAATAAGACAATCAATCTTGCTAACAATACACTTACAACTACACTTGCACAATTACAGACGGCCGTATCAGACGCTACCCTAGTAGATTTAGATGATACACAAACTTTAACTAATAAGACACTAACAAGTGCTACATTTGATGGTAATCCAGTCTTTAGTGGTATGATCTCTGGTAATTTATCACTTGATGGTTTCATATTATTTGAAGGTGCAACAGCCGACACATTTGAAACAAGTTTAAGAGTAACCGATCCTACTGCTGATAGAGTAATATTATTACCAGACGCTGGTGGAACAATCGTATTACAAGATTCAACAGATACCCTAACAAACAAATCAGTTAATCTTGCTAACAATACATTAACAGGCACGCTTGCTCAATTTAATACTGCTTTAAGTGATGATGATTTTGTATCATTGACTGGTTCTGAAACACTTACAAACAAAACTTTAACAAGTCCTGAAATAGATACTATAACTAGAACAGGTAATTTTACAATTGACGCTAGTGGCGATATTATATTAGACGCTGATGGAACTGATATTCAAATAAAAGATGGTGGAAGTGAAGTTATAAGACTTTCAATGGATGGTGGAGGACCTAACTTTTATGTTCCTCAACAAGATAAAAACTTTAAGGTTACAGGTAACGATGGTGGTAGCACGATTACTGCATTGAATATTCAAATGGCAAATGCAGGTGACGCTATATTTAATAGAAGTATAACTCTTGGCACTAGTGGAACTTTAACATTTGAAGGCGCAACAGCAGACGACCACGAAACTACATTAACGGTTACAGACCCAACTGCTGATAGAACAATTACTTTACCTAACGCAACAGGTACCGTAGTATTACAAGATACGGTTGATACTTTAACAAACAAAATTTTAACAACACCTGTAATTACAAATGGTGTATTAAATGGCACAGCAATAGGAACAGCTATCAAAGATGAAGACGATATGGCTTCAGATAGTTCAACTCATCTTGCAACTCAACAAAGTATTAAGGCATATGTTGATAGTCAATTGACTGCACAAGATATGGATATTACATCTGACTCTGGAACAATTGATGTTGATTTAGATTCAGAAACACTAACAATTGCTGGTGGAACAGGTATAGATTCAAGTGCAACAGGCACAACGGTTACACTTGCTATTGACTCAACGGTTGCAACTTTAACAGGTTCACAGACTTTAACTAACAAAACTATTAATAGTGATAGTAATACATTAACACTAGATTTATCTGAAGGCACACTAACAGGAACAACTGCTGAATTTAATAGTGCATTATCAGATGACTCGTTTGCTACCCTAACAAACTCGGTCACTTTAACTAACAAGACACTTACAACTCCTGTAATAGAACACATAGATGGTTCAACAATAGAATTAGATAGTGCTGGCGATATTACATTAGACGCTGGTGGTGCTGATATTATACTATCAGATGACGGCACAGAATTTGGTAGAATTACACAATCAGGTTCAAACCTAGATATTAAATCTGCAACAAACGATAAAGATATAAGATTTAAAGGTGTTGATAGTAATTCAGAAATTACTGCCTTAACACTTGATATGTCTGCTGCTGGTAAGGCATTATTTAATGCTGGCGTTTCTGCTACAACAGGAGAATTTTCTGGCGATGTAAATGTAAATACAGGCGATTTCTTTGTTGATACATCTAATAGTAGAGTAGGTATAGGAACAACATCACCTGGAAAAACATTACACATAGTTTCTACAACAACAGATGATACCGTATTAATAACAACAACTGAAGATTCA